GTATTAAAAGAGATTCGTGGATATGTTTTTAACGAACCATCGTTATTAAAAGGAAATGTATTTGAACCAATACTGCATGAGCCACCAACAGTAACTACTGTAGTTTTTTCCCAGAATGGTTTCAAAGTGACGAATGATATTCTATTATCAGAGGATAGTTTTAAACTCCCAGTATCATAGTCTATTTGTACGTCATTAACTGCAACGTACATTCGTCTAGAATTAGTTATATCCCGAATTGCTACAGTCTTTTTCAACCATGTTAGCAGTAAGTTCTCAGCTACTATATAATCTTCGTAGTCATCGTGAACACGCAAATAAGTTATATCAATCATACCAGCTTTTAATCTTGGGTCACCAATAAGTGTAGAACCGGGTATTGAACTATTCTCAACTATCTTATTATCGAATTGAAATGCCTCGCCTGATATAGTCATAGTATTACGGGCCAATGAGGATATTGTAGCACCAGTTAGTTCGAAGTAATTACCGTCTATGTCTTCAAGCGCATATCTTATCATCCGACTAACCTCATTTGTTTCCCGATTTTCTTCGCTACCTGTTCTACGACTCTATCTAGACTAACACTGTCGCTTATCGTAGCGCCTGCGAATGAGACATTTATTATATTTTGGCTTCCAGCAGATTGCGCTATCTGTCTGGATATGTCATTCGGTATGACGAGAGAATTATCGGGAAGAGATATGATCTCACCGCCTTTTTCATTTACGCGGGTCAAACCAGAAGCTATACCACCAATCTCTTTACTAGGTATATATTGCTGACTAGCAATTAACCCCGTTTGTACTAGTGCTGCTGCCGTAGTTACTCCCGTCATAATACCGGCGAATATAGGACCTGCTATTGGACCGAGAGAGGGAGCAGCTTCCCACCAACCCATTATCGATTTAGCTGCAGACATCCAAGCTTCGCCGATTTTGTTTCTCTTTTCGGCTTTGAATTGTTTTTCCTTTATACGTTCTATTTCCGATGCTGATAGATTCTCATCTCGTAATTTAGTATCGTAATATAGTGAGGATAAGGAAGTTAGAGAATCATAGAATGAGTTTGCTCCTTTCCCTATTTCATCGTAATAAGTTTTCCATCCTATTCCAGCTTCCTGTAATCTGGTAGCTTGATCGAATAAAGCATCCTCCCATAAAACTTCTTCACGTCTAACGCTTGCATTAGTCAAAGCGTAAATATCGCCGTAGAGATTCTCAAAGTCATCGAGTATATCATCGGTTATAGTTTCTGTATACACAGGGAGTTCTAGTAGGTTCTCACCGATAAAACCAACTGCTTCTGCAGAACCCGTTACCATTACGTCCCAGTTCTTTACTATGTGCTCTTTAGTACTATCGAATGCGGTTGTAACATTAACTTCTAAATTGGCTGCTAGCGTTTCCGTTTCCCCACTGAACTCTTTTATTTCGGAACGCGCAGTCTCATAAACCTCTTTTATGTTATTTACATAGTTCTTTCCTAGATCTTTGAATGCACCACCAGCTTCTTGGGCTTGTATTTTGACCTCTTCCCAAGTTGCTTTCCCAGATAGGAAATTAAAAAACGTTCCCAGTACTTGTGCTGATTCTCTAATTGCCGTTATTAAGTCAGCGATATAATCGATTTGCCAGCTTATAACTTTTCCTATAACAGTCAATGCAGAGGATACAAGATTGGATGCTATAGAAAGAACCTTGAAAGCGCCAGCACCATCCGTTGTTTTACCCGTAACGTCAACGAGCCTTTCTTTTACCTGATCCCATAACCCAGTAAGTATAGGAAGTAGAGTATCTATTATCGGACTTATAATACCTTTAAGTGTTTCCCACCCAGCTGATAGTCCAGCGATTATATTAGAAATAATTTCCATGCCGCTCGATGACATTATAAAGGTCAACATTTTATTAGATGCGATTGTCGCGTTAACCGCAACCTGTTCAATGAAAAACTTTCCTATATTACCGAGAACGACTTTTGATTTATCCATCTGGTTCTTAAGTGTCTCGAATGTCTTTTCCTGTTTTTCAAATGCTGTTGCTGTAGAACCGGCCGAAGTCTCCATTTCCTTCAATATGTTTTTAAACTCTTCTGCACCTTGTCCAGTTAAAGCCATCGTTCCACGAAGTGCTCTAATATTTGGTAGTAACTCTGCAAGAGCAGTTGCATCTCCGCCGGAAGCTTCCTCCAAAAGTTTTAAACCGCCAGCGAGCCCTTCAGCCTCCAATAAAGCGGAGCCACTTGCGTAACCTTGTTCTTTTAAGACTGCAGTTAACGCTTCAGATGGTTTGAGGAACTCGCTGACGATTGCATTCAATTGTGTAGTGGCATTAGCTGAATCAACACCTTGTTTCGTCATAGCAGCGATAGCCGCTGTCAGTTGTTCCATCTCTATACCAGCAGATGCGAACAGCGGAATAGAAGTACCAATGGATGCAGCGAGTTGCTCTCCAGTTACCTTACCTTGTTTTATTGTTTGAAAATAAAGATCCGATGCTCGCGTTGAGGACATTGACTCTCTGCCATACGCGTTAACGGCAGTGGTAAGAATATCTACTGCCGTATTAACGTCGGTTAGTGCAGCCTTCGCAAACATTGCAGAGTCTGTAGTAATTTGGAAAGCTTCTTCGGACGTTTTCGCACCGGCAGAGAATGCTTGATACATTCCCTTAGTGAGATCAGTAATTGATCCTAGTGCAGGATCCATTTGTAGGAGTTGCTTGGTTAGATCTTGGGTGGATATCTTAGTCGAATCCAAAAGCGTATCGACGTTTGACATTTCCTTTTGGAACTCATCCGCCCTTTTTATAGCTGACGTCATATACGCTGCGAATGCTCCTGCGATCGCCGCGCCAGCTATTGCTGTGGATTTAGCTAGGGACTTGAGACTTGTATTCCATTTCTTTGTATCTAGTTCAGCCTTTCCGTAAATCGCTCCTGCCTCAAACGCCATCCCGCTTAGCCCTTTTTAGCGCATCAAAAAGCGTTGATTGCTTTTCTTTTTTGCGCAGACCTGACCAGAAGTCTTCCTTCCTAGTAAGTTCATCATCCAACTTCTGAAGGTCGTTATGTAGTTTCCTAGTATATTTCCTAAATGAGGAATTACCTTCCTTGGTACCAACGAGTTGGCAGACCGATAGCACTTCGGATAATTCCAGTTTGTTGAGTATTTTTTCTCTCTCCTTCCTTTTCCAAAGTTCATCAATTACCTCAGTAAGATCCTGTTCCGAGTAGCTCAATAGAGTTAACGTATCGTTAACTCCTATGCCTAAGCTATGGAGCTTGACTATTGAGTCGAGCTCCCCTCGTCTTTTTTTATTCGTACCAACTCTTCAGCAAGATCTTTTAATACTAGACCAAGCGTAGAGAAGTCAAGGTTATCCATCAACCATTCTGGTTCAATATCATATACGATCGATATTTCTGTAGCTAGCATCTCAGGAAGATCCATTATATGTATGGATTCCTGGTTACCAATAAGTTCTTCTGCCTTGTCTTGGTCCTCTGTTTCATCAATAACTTTCTGTATATCGAGGAATATCTTTTTATTCCTCTCATTATTACGTTCTATCCGCTTCCAGTTATTCGCAATCCGCGTTGCTGCCGTCGCTGAGAGGACCGGTCCATTTAGGACTTTTTCCTCTCCAGAAGTTGTTATTAACTTAATCGTTAGATCTGTAGGGTCTGCTTTATATTCCCTCATTTCTTTTCTCCTCTCCTTCTTATCTGGGCTGCGCAAACTGCCAGCCGTTGCGTAATATCTGGAAACTCTTTCTTCATAACATCGTTACTCATACATCGATTTATAAACTTATCTTTATCTTCACCCGTGTTTGGTTTCGGAATCGGCATATTAACCTCCGGTTTTTCCTAAAGGCGCCAGGAGGAAATCCCTAACCCCCTGGCGCAAGAAGGAAGAAACGGGGCGAGTTAGATGCTGTCGGTAACCGCGAATCCGTCAACACCTACATACGCGTTGGGCGTGGTTTCGGTATCCTCGAGTGCAAGTTCGGATACCGAGATCTCTATTTCGTCCCCAGAAGCAAAAGTCGCTGCGGGGAACGTTAGCGTAATATAATCGTTCGTGATTACGCCTGCTGTTGGAGCAACGAACTCGCCTTCGACCTTCGCCATGAAATGAGCAGCGGCGAATGCAGTCTGAAAGGCGATATCGTCGTCGAATGTTAGAACCATAGACGTTGCGAGCGGAACGTCTGCAGTCACAAGTTGCGGACCTGCCACATCAGGCCATACAACGGCCGGAACATCTTCGACTGTCGGATCTCCCCAATAGCCGAATGCACCAGTTTTTGCCACCGATTCCCCGGTACTGAACTCATGCCATTTGATTCTGAAAGAAACGGGAAGCATCCTCTGGGAATCAGCGCCCCAGTTTATAATAGCGCCGTCGATGATCGGAATTGCTTCATAACAGAAAATGATGTCTTCATCTTCGTCCGAAGGAACTCCATTCTCATCAACAGCGGCGATCTTGAGTACCTTTGCTTCCCCGTCGCGCATTGACTGGTAGATACTCCGATTGATCGTTCCGCTGTCCGTCAGCGCACTCGTGTTGAGTGTGGAAAGACCGGCCATTAGCTTTACAAGCAAACCAGTCTTGATTTCGCCGAACGTGACGTTGAGTATATACTCAATACCCGTTCGGACATGGTCAGCAGGTTTCGTTCCGTCCTGCTGATATATGATGTCTTTGATGTCTTGATCCGGCGTGAACTCTGCATCTGCAGTTGTCTTGCCAAGATCATACCCATCGAAGCCGACTTTTACGACGCCAAGAGGCAGATCGAAAAGTTTTGAGTTCCCCTCAAAGAGCGCTCCTCCAAGCATTTTATCCTCCTATACTACGACATATGAATTGAAACTGAATAGCCAACGACCTTCTTCATCGGGACCAATTGAACCAGGAGATTGAATAGGCGATATTTGCGCAACCTTCACCTCGGGATACGTTTTACCGCCAACTGTTACTGCTGGAAGTACCCAATGAAATTTGTTTTTTACATAAGCATAAATCTCATCTGCTACTTTTTTTCCTGTTACTACATCAAGCGATCGAATCAGAAATTGAATCCTATAATCCGTTCTATCATAATAGTGACCCGGTGAGCCTCCCGTATCACTTATCAGTATGCACTCATTTGGAGAGTTGGGTTGAAATCCGTTAATAACGAACTCATAAGTATTGAAATAAGTTATAAGGTTATTTGCTAAATTATATATCATGTTCCAGCCACCTTCTTATATTCAATTGCGATAACCTTGAATAGCGTATCTTTATCTGATGCAATGTGTTTCTCTATCCACTTCGCCCCAGCACTACCATCTTGCGTAGTAAACGGACCCCAGTTGCCTTTCCACTCATGCATCTTCGCAGCATATGCCGTATTCCATCCCCACGTGATTGTAGAAACGGGGGCAGTATGTTGTTTATTCGGCGTTGGCCTTTCTTTCCCGCCTGGTTTTATATCTTGCTGAAAAACGCTAACCAATTCATTACCTACAAATGCAGAAGAGGAACCGCGAAGTACGCCGAATCGAATCGGAGGCTTTGATGGATCTTTCGAAGATCCGGTATTCGCCCATGTCAGAAACTGAATCGCGCCGATCTTTGCTGCCTTTTTCCAGTTATCCGGATCCTTCTTTATCATCTTCTTAAGAGGCGCTAAGTTGACAGATAGTTTTAACGCACCTTTCATATTAAAACCTCTTTGTGGTGTCCACTGAAAGATGCAGCGGAGAATACGGATAGGACTTCGTATTCAATCTCATCTACCTCTTGTCCTGCTATTTCAACTACCTGTATTCGGTCCCCTACTTTAATACTCACATTCGGTTCAAGGATTACTAGATAGTTACTCTGAATCTCTTTCCCGTTTTGTCCTTTGATAAGTTTAGAGTTATTCTCAACTCTCGCTGTGTACTTTTTAGGAGAACCAAGGGTCTTGGTCCCGTACTCATCGTTGATTGTTACGGACGTGATTCTAATCTTATCACAGAATATCATACAGCCTTCCTCTTAGAGATTGGCACGAATGAATCAGGAAATGGCGGCCTATCGGCTTTGCCATTAGAGAAATCGATAAACTTTTCTAGAGATCCTTGAGCGATCATACCACTTTCGAACTGCGGGTACATAAGGTGCAAACAATCTGGATGGAAAGGAGGATATAAATCGAGTACAGGAAAACGTTTATCTGCTCCTGTTATACTAAATACTTTACCTTCATATGGCAAACAAATCTCGGTCGTCGTGTTGTGAGTACTAATGATAATCAAATCCGTTCCATAATTGACCGCAGTCGCGATTGCCGCATGCGAATGCGCTTCATGAAACTTTGTACGAGCGACCATCTCTGCGTAGGTAGAAGCTTTGTAGTGTCGTGAACCTGCCTTAACGAACTTACCGCTTGATAGCGCTTCTCCAACTTCGGCTTTTAATCCTCTCCGGATAGTCGTTATCGCTTTCTGTATGTTTCCCTCTTCGAACCCTTCTGCAACCGCTATATTCAGGAACTGTTCTTCGACGAGTGCTTGTTGCGTTCCACGTATCAAGCGTTTGAAGTCGTTCATACCATTGAACGTTGCGGCGAGAATGTCTTCTGTAGCCTGTTGGTAGAGAGCGAGAACTGTTTGCCTAGATGACGATGACTCAATAAGTGCTTTCGTGGACTTTTTAGCTTTGTTTAGTACGCTCTTAAGTCCATCGATCCTAGTACTCATTTCGATGATCGAGTTCCTATATCTTCTAGGGACTTCACGCTTGACGAACGAGGACAATACAGAGTTGATGCTTTTATATTCTCTCTCTGCTGATCTAATAACCTTGTCCCAGTACGCCTTGGGTTGGATGGTTCTAGTTTGACCGACTTTGTCAGCTAACGCTTGCAGTCTCGCTTCTGATCCTGCAATGGACTTTTGAGCGCTAGCGAATCGTTGAGCAAAGTCGCGATCAAACGTACTAGCCATCGGTGTACGTATCTCCTCTTAGAGTTACTATCATTCCTCCGCGTATCGTATAGGAGGAAAGAAGAGAAGCGATATTGGATGGAAGCGTAACGTCTTCCAATGATTCTGACCATTTAGAAACAGACATTTGAGAAACTCCCATGGCTCGTAGGGAGTCTCTCCGTTCGTAATCCGATTGATATCGTAACAGGAAAATAGCAGACTCAATTTGTGCTTGCTTGACATTGTCGTCGGTCAAACTCGCGGATAAACCACTTAGAGATGAATGACTCATTAACCAGCGGAACGCAGTAATGAGAACCGATGATCTAGATTTAGATCCCTGTTCTGTTCCTGATTCAATCGGAAGATCGAACCAGTCTCCAGCGTTCATACTGTCTTCGAGATAAGTATCCGCCTCCGCAATCGTAACCCATGAGTTTGTACCGACGATCAATGACATTTCTAACTCCTATGCCTTCGCTTAGGCGAATGCGACTTCGTATACCTGGTCGTTGTCACCGATTGCCGCGCCGAATGCGGTCCAATAGGTTCGGAGTTCGTTCAGACTTTCGATCTCCTGTTTGCTGAGTCCGAGTTCCCTGAGGTAGATCGCATTCTGGATTTTGTTACCAGAAACGACGAGCAGACCTTTGTTGGTCGGGATTTCGGCATTGTACGAGTAGTACCGGGAGACGTTGCGTTTGAGAATCTCCTGCGCGCCGAGTGCCGTTCCCGCGAGATCCGGGGCAGTGACGCGGAAGGCGCGTTCGATTCGAGCTTCGAGTACGGGGTCGAGATAGAAAACGTACTTGAAAGAGTTCGGGTCGCCGTACCCCGAATCTTTGTTGTCTTCGGCGATTGCCTGGAGGGCGGTGTTGATCGTTATGATATCCTTCTCCAGAGCATTCGCACCAGTAGCGTCGTACGCAATCTGGTTAGTTGCGCCCGCAGTTGCGAGCAGATCGTAGTGAACGTCTGCCCACGTGTTGTAGATTTCCGATCGTGCGAACTCCATGAGATCGAGGAACTTGTAGAGCTTCCTTCCGTGAATGATCTCCCACGTGATCCCGAGTCCCATTCCGTATTTGTCTACGGTCACAGTGACCGCACTTCCGGAAATCCCTTCGAAGTTGACCTTCTGACCTTCCGGCACCTTCACCATTACGAATCCTGCGGATACGTCGCCGATCTCCCAGGAGAGTTGACCTTTCATCAACGTGATGGTTTTGAATGCCTGCTGCCAGAAAAGATCGTACTGCGCAACCGGCTGCGTTACCGAGAAAATGTCGTGCGTGAGTGCTTGCACGTCGCTTGACGTTCCGAACGCCTGGATAGCCAGTTTCCTGTTGCTGTCGAGAATAGTCGCTGGTTCGTGAACGAAAGCCTGGATGGCTTTTCGAACAACCATTTCCTGCTGCGGCGGGGTAAGGGTTACCTTACCCATCTTATAGTTCGTACCCTGGGTATCTTCGTCTCTCATGTGACACATCAGCTGAAAGATTTTTTCAAGATTCATTTCTTCCTCCTTTACAGCTTGAGGAAGGCGGCGAAGCCATCCCAGGAAACTACGATCGTTGTGTCCGCACTGGCGCCGTCTTCGACACAACTTCCAACGAGGACGTTCGTGTTCGTCTTGTCGATTTCATTTCCAGTGGTATCGTAGTAAACGATCTCTCCAACTGCGATTGCGAGAGGAGCCTGTTTCGGCGCTCTCACCCTACTGGCCTTGGTGACTACCGTTACAGTATCACCGATTTCGCCATCCGTGAGGTAGAATCCGTAGACACCGGAGTTCAACTGGACATCGTCGCCAGCAGAAACAGCGGAACCGGAAACCACTACTTCAACGGATTCGTAGTCCGCGCTAAGTAGCGTAATATTCATTCTTTCTTCTCCTTGATTTATTGGGCTTTTGCGAGTAACTCATCCATTGCCGCTTCAACTGGATCTTTCTTTTTATCGTCAGAGGAAGTCTCGTCTTTTCTTTCTCCCCCATCAGAAGACCCAGATTCATCAACATTGAAGAGCTTGGCTACTCGCGTAAACTCTTTTTGAGCTTCCCCAATGTATGATTTCAAACCATCGTCTCCGAGATCCTGAAGCGTTTCGGGATCGAAACTCTCCATAATGAAATCGGTTTGCTTTTTTGTGAGTCCTTCAGGCAGAAGTTCTTTCAGTCTAACTTTCGCCGTTGTTTTCTGAGAAGACTTAATGGACTCTTCGCTTTTCTTTTTCACATCTTCAAGTTCTCTCTTCCCACTCTCCACCTGGAGTTTGAGCTTTTCGCTCTCCTCGAAGATCGGTGCGAGTTTCCTATCACTCTTTATTTCCTCGATCGTAAAGAGTTGCATAGGAAATATATTCATCTCCTTCACTGCTTTTCTGACTTCTTCAAAGGTCACTGGAATCTCCTTCCTCGACGATTGATCGTCGTGTTGATTTTGATCTCCAAAACATTGGATTGTTGCGAGTCGCTGTGCACCGGCAAACGCGGGACTTGTCTCCCTTGAACTACCTAGTGCGATAGCGCTTATGTTCTCAATATCATTTACAAGAGATTGATCGTCTCTCGAAACGTTTATATCAGCTTCCATCGAACAGACGTCCATATCCTTTACTGCGTCTTTGTCCGGAAAATGACCGATAACGATCGTGGAGAGGTTACCGCTAATTTCCTTTATTTCGGATACGAGCGCTTCCCCGATCTCACGCCGACCTTCGTGAGAGTTATCCTTACCGTGATTGATGAAGAATTTAGTCCCTACTTTCAGGACTTCCTTTATTCTCCGAATCACTGCTCTCGGCCAGCGAAGGATCTGATTTGTTTCCCCCAGTACTCTCGGTCTTGACGTTCCCTCTTGAGCTACGATATATGCTTGAAGGATTCCCTTTCCCGATAGACTTTGGAGTTTCTCCGCTGGAATCATCTTTCGTAGTTCCTCTTGAGAGAGTTTTGGATCGAGTGCCTGTATTTCCACGATCATTCTTTTCTTTCTCCTTATCTAGTATAGACTGGCAATACCTTGTCAAGCTAGCGATACCGTTTAAGTAGTTTTTACTCCCACGGATTACGCGCCTTATTTTCCGGTCGCCGATCACCACTAGTACCGTAGCATTCCCGAAACTGTACCTAACGAATGCAAACAGTTCAGGATCCGTATGAAGTTTACGCCGATGCATTACTCGTCGTTCTCTTCACTGTC